ATATCTAGTTCCATTTTTTACAGGTCCAGGTTTAAATGTCACAGGATTTACTATGGCATCCACTGTGTCTCTACCTTCGATGGTTGTGTTATATGGTATGGTATCTGGATCAAATGTCAATGTTAGGGCAAAATCATTCAAAGGATTTAAGCTGGCATAGGCAATAATTTGACCACCTGTAGGAGTTGTTAATCTTATCTGACTCAATCCCGCACGGAATTTTCCAGGATACAGTCCTATTAATTTTTCCCATTGGACTTTTTCCGCAGATGAAGCACTGGTTAAATTATCAAAAATAGCAGGATCTTTAATTGGTAATAGTGTAGCAGTATTATCTAAAATTAATAGATCAAAATCTCCAGGAGTTATAGTAATCCTTGCTGCAGGAGTATATCCGTCAAACAAATCAGTCAGTCCTAGATCACTGATATATGGTTCATTACCTAATGTGCCGGCATCTTCTGTAAAAATATTAGCGATAATTTTTGTGATAATGCCCAACTCAGTGACTCTAGCAGGTGGAGTTATCCATATAGGGCTTACAAAACTCATATTGCACACACTGATATCGCTTTCTAATCCCTGAGGTATACTGCGACTTTCCCAAACCATGCTTCCTAATTCTAAATAACTCAAACTGGTCCAGTCTAGGTAGTTGTCACTGTTTTGTATTTCCAAGGCTGGATTAAACAATACAGCAATCTGTTCCCATAGTTGTAATTTTTGATCAGTGTTAGTGGTCCATATGTCAGCACTAAATGTGATCTTAAAAGGTGTAGGCATTATGCGTTTAACACTATAATTGGTTCCTTGTGTATTCAAATACCTAGTTCCGTCTGGGCTGGTATCTCTTTCTCTGATCGTGACATTATCAATAAAGGTAGGATCCTGCATCCGATCTCGATCAAATTGAATCTCTTTTATATAACAGGCGATAAATGGTGCACTTTGAATCACATTTTCTGTATTCTTGCTGACAATTTGAGACACCTGTCTGCTCATGTCTCCATATCGAACTGGAACCTGTGTGATTTTACCTTTAGCATCTTTATAGCTAAAGTTACTCATTATTCTAATAAACTGAGTGATGTACCTTCTAACCTGACCTGAATAAAAATAATCCATTTAAAACCTTTATAAATTATCTGCCTTGGGACGAAGAGCCTTATTCAACGCCTGTTTCTGTGGGAATACCACCCCGCCAACGGTGGATGTGTTATTGTTATTAATGAAACTGGCTTTTTCTGTTTTGTTGACAGCCTTACCAGCGTTTAAGGTGCCAGGAGCTACATCTTGATAACCAAAATTATCCAAGGTCATCCTCATACTGCTTTCTACATACATCCAATGATTTCCGTCCCATCTAAATAATCTATTTGGTGAGTAATCTATGCGTAGGTAGTATTGACCAGGAACAGGGTTGGTAGGATAAGATATACCACTTCCAAAAGGAGCACCGTTTGGAGGAATGGCTCCCTTTGTCAAATAACCTACATATTGCTTGTCATGAGAACTTGAAGGACCTGAACTTAATACAAAACTCGAATCTATAGAATTTCCATCTGAGCTAGCATCGGTTTCTGTTGTTGTGTCTACTGGATTTAGCAGTCCGCTATTAGTCACTGGCAATACATAATAAGCACTAGTATCATAACCGCTTAATGGCACATCTAATTCTGCTTGTTGTATGATAGACTGATTGATTTCTATATTTTTATTATAGGTACTAAGAACATCTCGTAGGGTCTTATTACCATCCCCGCTTGGACTATCAAGAATTTCAGCAAACTCTTGACTATCGACCAACGGTTGACACTTGGCTCTTAATAAATGTGGATACCAAGTTTGACTGAATCCTGTGGCAGCACGAGTTACGTCTGTGATAACGTAAAACCTTTTAAGTGCTACCATGCTGTCATCCAAGGCATATTCATCTTTTAGGTGCGGTAACTCTAATACATCACCTGCCATGATCTTACGTCCTAGCGCATCAAATGTAGAACGCAAATGAAATGTGACCATGATATTGTCATTCTGTAAGAATAACCCAAACTGGCTAAGATTAAAATCGATATCCTGCATGGTGTATATTCCACGTAGATGATAGACATCAGGGTCATAGTGTCGGTCCCTGTTTTCCATGAACAACACATCTTGTATGCCTATTTCAGATATAGGATTGACGTTGATAGGAATTTCTGGACTGCTTTCTCCATCGGCGGGATTTACGGGTCCTAGATATTTGTGAACAAAAATATCAGTCCCGCCCACCTGGAATTGTTCGTTGATAACGCGATCCAAGAATCGAAAATCCGGACCTTTTTCTGGTTTATAAAGTGATAGACGGGGCATAGTAGTATATTTATAAGGTAAATAATTGTATGAATGAATACGAAGATTACCTAAAAGAACTAGAAATAGCCCGTAAAGATGTTGTGGAATATATTCGCACGTTTTTAGCTGACGGAATGGTTGACGTTGAATTAGATCCCAAGCACTATAATGTGGCTATAGATCGTGCCCTGGCAAAATATCGTCAACGCAGTAGTAATGCTGTTGAAGAAAGTTTTGGATTTTTGACTCTAGAAATAGATCAAAATGAATATATACTCCCTAAAGAAGTCACCAGCGTCCGTGAAATATTTCGTCGTAGCATAGGATCTAGAACAGGAGGTGGTGATGGCGGCAGTTTGTTTGAACCATTTAACCTAGCGTATTCTAATACCTATCTGTTAAGCACCAGTAACATGGGCGGAATTGCTACCTATTACATGTTCGCATCTTATCAGAAAGAAGTAGGAAAACTATTCGGTAGTTATATATTGTTTGACTTTAATCCTGTGACTAAAAAACTACGTATCACACAACGTCCAAGAGGACAAGAAAGTGTGTTGCTATGGATGTATAACCAAAAACCAGATTTTCAATTATACAGTGATCCCTACGCAGGCATATGGTTAAAAGACTACGCCCTAGCAAACTGTAAGATCATGCTAGGTGAAGCCCGCGAAAAATTTGCCACAATAGCAAGCCCACAGGGCGGCACCCAATTGAATGGCACAGCATTGAAAAACGAAGGCAAAGAAATGATTGAAAAATTAGAATTAGAATTGATTAATAATCATGACAATCAATTGCCAATGTGGTTCACAAGAGGTTGATCATTACATAAAAATGTAATAAACTATAAGCAAGCAGGAGACGCTATGATTATAGGCTTTGTAGGTTTTATTGGGTCGGGCAAAGATACTGCCGCAGACTATCTGGTTAATTTTCACGGATTTAGACGTGACAGTTTTGCCAATACTCTTAAAGATGCTGTAGCACATGTGTTTGGTTGGGACCGAACACTGTTAGAAGGTCGCACAAAAGAAGCCCGCGAGTGGCGTGAGCAAGTAGATCCGTGGTGGGCAGGTCGACTAAAAATGCACGAGCTTACACCACGCTGGGTCTTACAGTATTGGGGCACAGAAGTTTGCCGTCAAGGTTTCCATGATGATATTTGGATTGCAAGCCTAGAAAACAAAATGCGTAAAACTGGGGACGATATTGTAATCAGCGATGTTCGTTTCCCCAATGAAATAAAAGCCATCCACAACGCAGGCGGCATTGTGATTCGTGTAAAACGTGGAGAAGATCCCGAATGGTATGATGCCGCAGTTAGTTTTAATAAAGGACCTAACGGAAACGCAACTTGGGCATTGAGTCAACGTAAATTAGATCAATTAAAAATCCATGCCAGCGAAACTGCCTGGGTAGGTGGTAACATCGATGTTACTATATCTAACGATGACTCTATAGATGAGCTGTTTTCTCAGATCAAAAATCTGGTGTCAAATCACCTTGCCGCCAAGTAAGTCCTTGATCCTGCAGTAGTCTTTGACAGTTAGCGCAGACACTTTTAAGATTAGTGTGTCGACAATTATTGAGGTCTCCATCAATATGGAAGACGTTAAATTGTTTTTGATACTTGCTGGTAAACCCACACTTATCGCATTTTAGTTTTAACTTATAACCTGCTCTTTCCCAACGAGCAATCCCTTCATTCCTTCCTTGAGCACAGTGATCACACTTGCTCCTGTAGTAGGTCCTACCTTCTTTATGATAATTGATAGCTCTAGGCCTTTTCCCACAGGTTTTACATAAAGATCTAGTCATTGACGCCCTTTTTGGTTCCCTTTACCTGTGTATTTAACCGGTAAAAATCTATAAGTATCGCTAAATAAAACAAAGTGATCCAAATTAGGAGATTTAACAATGGCAACAGCACTACAATCACCAGGCGTTAACGTAAGTGTAAACGATCTTAGTTTTTACACCCCGTCAGCTCCAGGTACAGTTCCGACGATATTCGTAGCATCAGCAGCAAATAAATTAAACAGTTCCGGCGTTATTGCTAAAGGAACTATTCCCCAAGAAACTGGTCAAGCTACAGTATGGACAATTACCAGCCAATTAGATTTGGCCAACACATTCGGTACCCCACTATTCCGTACTGATAGTTCAGGTAATCCAATACACGCAGGCGAGCAAAACGAATACGGCCTACAAGCAGCTTACAGTTATCTAGGTGCTAGTAGCAAGGCATATGTAATTCGTGCCAACGTTGATCTTTCAGAACTAACAGCACAGGCCAGTGTTCCAGAAGGATTACCGATGGACGGAACATACTGGTTAGACACCAGCGTCACAGAATTTGGAATAACTGAATGGGATGCAGATAATAAAGTATTTGTAAACCAGATGCCTTTTATTATAGACGACAGCAATGTATCTACTGATACAGCTGACGGAATGACTCCTTTACCAAGTATCGGCACACTTGGAGAATACGCCATTGTTACTACATCAGAAAACATGGGACTACTATGGTACAAAAACCAAAGTGGAAAATGGGTTCAAGTTGGATCAAACACTGAATCACATTTCGGTAGTAGCATCACTGGTTCTTCATTCACATCAACCAGCTGGCAATCAAGCTATCCATTAGTGACCAGCACAGGTTTTGTTGGCGGATTAGCTGGTGGAAACACATTCTATATCAACAGCACACTGGTTACTATTGCTTCTACATCAACCAGTGCCGTAGCTACTTCTATCAACGCTTTATTACCACAACACGGTGTTGGAGCAAAGGTTAATAGTTCAGGTAAACTAGAACTATATGCTGATATAACTGCTGACGGAGTAACAACTAACGATGGAAAAATTGTTCTATCTGGAACAACCGCAACAATTACAGCACTAGGATTAACAGCAGGAACATATGCTCCTCCACAACTAGTGTTAGCTCCACATACACAAATTCCTAAGTTTGCTTCTTTAGGCGCACCTAGCGGTAGTGTTTATGTCAAAACAACAAGTCCTGGTCTTGGAGCTAATTGGATTGTTAAATTATATGACAGCAATACAGCTAAATGGAGCACAATAGCGGCTCCAATTTATGGCACAACAGGTGCTGCTATCGCTGGCCTAGATCCAGTAGGTGGAGGATCAAAGATTCCTACAGGAACTTTGATGATTCAAAGCAACTATGACAGCGGTACTGGAGTGTCTGGCAGTCCTCGACTAGCTGAATTCCAAATTCTACGTAGATCAGCAGTTAGTCCAACTACTATCATTGGTAATGTAAATGCAAGTTCAATTACTATTACCAGAGGTGCTAGTGCAAGCACTACAACTTATGCTGTTACTATAGCAGAAACAGTTGCAGGCAACGCTGTAGCACAAAATTCAACTACTCTAACTCTAGCGACCCTACAACCAAGTGGTGGTTCAACTAGCACTACAATTTCTGGTGCTAGCGTGGTTCAATTAATCAATAATGCTGGATTCCAAAATGTTTCTGCTTCTATCGACAGCAGTGGTTACATATCAATAGTTCACGGCACAGGCAGAGACATGTTGATCACTGGTGACACTTCATTGTTATCTGCAGTAGGATTCACAGACATGGGACTAATGCCAACAGATAATTTATATCCTGCTGGCATGTATGACAGCTACGCATTCTTGGCCAGTAATTGGAAGCCGTTGGTATTTGAAGCTATTCCGTATTCTCCTAGCACAACTCCAGCTAATGGAACCATGTGGTATGGAAGTAATTTAGAAGAAGTAGATATTTTATATCACAATGGCACTACCTGGGTTGGTTATCACTATCAAGGCCATGTTGGTTCTCTACAAGGTGTTGATTCTGCTTTCCCAAATAGTGATCCTAACGGCCCTATTGTATCAGCAAGTCAACCAACCAAACAAAGTGACGGAACTGATCTAGTCAATGGCGATATATGGATTGATTCAAGTGCGACTCATACATATGGTCAAAGTGTTTATGTCTACAACGGATCAACACTATCTTGGGTAAAACAAGATGTAAC